CGGAGATGTACAGAGCGTCGAGCACATGAACAAAATTTTAGAAGTATGTAGACAGACGCCAGATACTAATCACTGGCTGCCAACACAAGAGCGCAAGTACTTACCAGATCCTGCAGCTGTACCAGCTAACCTGGTGATTAGGTTGTCCGGATCGAAGGTCGATGGACCAGCGCCAACAGCCTGGACACATACATCATCAGTCGTAAAAAAGAATGCAACATGCCCAGCCCCGTCCCAGGGTGGCAAGTGTAGAGAATGCAGAGCCTGCTGGACAAAATCAATTTCTAATGTAAGTTACGGCAAGCACTAATGCACGAATTCAAACACCCTAAATACTACGCAGAGATGAGAGCTGAGAGAAGGAAGCTCCAAGCGCCAAGCGTCAAGCTTTCGAACCAACCTTCTGAAGTGCCAAGCAGCAAGCTCCAAGCTCCAAGCCGGAAGTTCCAAGCTCCAAGCCCAAAGCGACAAGCTCCCTGATCCTTGAACCAGGGACCAAGAAATAATTTCCCCTTTGAAAAAGTTTCGAGGACCTTTGACCAAGGGCCTCGATAAGGATATAAGTATTCTTTGGGTGCTTCACATGGAACGCAATTTGATGGGGTGAAAATTTTACTTTTTTACTCTTGGTTACTTTTAATTCTACTGTGAAAAAGGTGCCAGAATTATTATAGCCCAATAGATCAGGAGTACCAAGTGAGCTAAGGTTTTCAATCCTAATCCATGAAATATCTTTAGAAACTTTACGAAGTTTTTTATATAATTTTGCCTCTGGACCCATGTCTTTATCGAGGTTACAACCTCGTTCATTAGTAATCTTTTTTTAACTTATCTGGAAGAATTATTGGAGATGGTTTAGTAGTTTTTAAAACTAATCTATGCGCAGTATGGCCTGTGAAGCCAACAATGGGAGCTTGGTTCTCATGCACTTCCATTCTTCTAATGTCATATAATGTGCCATTGACTTCAGCAAAGATAACAGCATTCTTGATGGCATCAGAACCTTCAGTGAAGGAAGAAAGAAACTGTTGCATGTCTTGTACTCTCATTAGAATGGTTGTCTACTCTTAGTTAAATCTTGAATTTGTTTTGCCAGCTTCTTATTATCTTCTTCAACCTCTGTCAATCTTGTTTGAAGTTTTCCATTATATCTTTGATGATTGTCATTTATATCTTGAGCGCCTCCTAAGGTGCCTTCCAACTCATTGACCTTAGCTTGTAAAGATAAATTAGTTTTCCCTAACTCCACCATCTTAGTAGATAACTCTTCTATAATTTTTTTGTTACCATCCAACTGATTCTTATCTCTTATCCATTGAGATTCTTTCATTTTCCATTCCCAAATGTCCTTTTTATGCTGTTCAAGTAATGATGTTAAATCTTCTGTCATTTTCTTATAATATGTTTTCTTAATGCTCTAATTAATTCTTCTATCTTATCAATAATAGATATTAAAGATGGATCCGTAATGTGCCGATGCTCAGACTTCAAGTCCTCATACTCTTTTAAAGGAATAGTAACAGTTCTACGAGAACTAACTTCATCTTCATAAGTAGCTTGCTCAGCTCTTTCTCCATTTTGTAGATCATCTTTCATATTGACTTTATAGGATAGTTACCTTAAATTGTCAAATATGAATTTTTTAGTATGGCATTTAATAGCTATTACATCTGTAATGGGGTGCAGCCTTATCATAGGCTATAGTATAGGAAGAAAACATGGGAGTTCCAAAAAGATTAACTGAGATGCAAAAAAGATTCGCCGAATTTATAGTATTCGGTGGACCTGATGGACCAGTCTCACAGGGAGAGGCAGCTAAACTAGCTGGCTATTCTGAGAAGAGAGCAAGACAAGAAGGATCAGAACTAATGAACCCAAGACTGTCTCCGTTGGTTGCAACCTATGTAGGTAAGCTAAAAGAAGAGAGATTAAGAAAGTTTGAAGTGACCTATGAAGGACACGTAGCAGAACTAGCTAGATTGAGAGAAGCCGCTTTAAAGAAAGGAAGTTTTTCCAGCGCTGTAAATGCTGAAGCCAATAGAGGAAAAGCAGCGGGATTATATATAGACCGAAAAATAATAAAAACAGGTAAGCTAGAGGATATGACAGAAGAACAACTAGAAGCAAAAATGAAACAAATTTTAGACGACTACGCACCTCTTTTAAATGCAAAGACTGTTGAGGCTGAATCAATTGAAGCACCTACAGTTTATGAATCTTCTTCACAACCGACATCGGAATCATCGTCCGATCCCCAAAAGTAAGAGTACCATCATCATCCTTGTCATAAGAAGCAAATAATTTAATTGCATATCTATCTCTATTAAACAACCAACCTTCATTCACAGGAAAGCTTAATTTCATTTTATTAAACTCTCTATCGTCAGCCCAGCCCGAATCGCTCAAGATATCGATCCACTCCACCCGGACTTTAGGATAAGGTAATTCGGGAGTTGAATGAGTCACGATTTGTTTTCTTCTTTTCCTAGGCATATAAGAGTTGTACCAGATAAATCACTTATTGTTAAGCAGCCTTACGCGCGCGCGGAGGCACTCCTACTATGGACATTATATAATGTCCAGTTTGAGAAAAAATGTCCACTAAAATGTCCACTAAAATTGATTAAAAGCATTGGTATTGTTATCTTTTTTTCTTTTTGGACATAAAGACACTTTTTTTTCATGTTTTTTTTCATCAACACTGAATTATCTGTAGAAACTCTTATAGAAAATGTCCAGTCTAATTTGTGCCATAATATTGCCTTAATATGGACATATTCTCTTTGGCATCAGCAACTTTGTGTAACAATTTGTCAATCTCGCCAGTAACATCTATATGCTGCACCATCACCGAATTGGGATTGGTCATCAACATATCTATTTTTAGTAATGCATCTTCCATATGAGACTGGTACTTTAGCATTAAAGCTTTATATATCTGCTCTCTCATTTATCCTCCTTCCATTTTGTATCCCTTGAGCCATTCTCTTTGTTTTCGTTCCTCAGTTTGTCGTTTGGATTCTTGGTAAGATTCTTCTAATTCTTTATTTGTCTTTTGTGCTTCTTCCAGGAAATCTTTAGTAGTTATTTTCTTCATTTCCCATTTAGTAATAATATCGCTGATTCGTTGGAAGGGATAATTCCGGGCCACCATATCATTACGATAAGCTTTTAGTTCTTCTAATAAGTTTTCTATATCACTCATTTTTTGTCCTTTTTTGCAAGTTCTCTTCCCTTTAATCTATCTAGAGTGGACCCAAATTTGCCAGTGAATCCATAAGATCCGTGGTGCGTGGTCCTTGAGTCTAGATTCGCGTATATTTTTATTCCAGCGTCTCTCACCAATCTACAAAAAGCAATATCCTCTCCTTTCCATTCATGGTCCTTGAAGCTTGTGTCCCAGAAATTGTACATATACTTATCAACTACATCCTCTTCTACACCTAACTCAATATTCATTTTCTTTCTAACTTCTTCTGGAAATTCAATTTTTAAATCATAGTGTTTCTTCATTAAGGTATCAAATACGTTACGTTTAATTAACATTAGACCAGCAGGAGCAGACTTTAGTTCCACTAAATCAAATGCTTCAACCTTAATATATTTAGGATCATCAAACTCTACAGGAAATTTAACTTTCAGAGGATCTTCCTTTAATCTATAAGGTGTAACAATAATCTGTTTTTCAGGAACTAACATTCTAATAACAGTCGTAGGTTCCCACTCTACATCCGCATCAACAAATAACATATAATCATAAGTTGAACCTATAAATCCTGCAGTTAATAAATTTCTCGCATGAGTAACGAGCGATGATTTAACTGATTTAAAAACACAAGTAATTCCTACCTTCATAAGTACAGCGTAAGTATTTAAAAGGGAGACACAAGTCTCCACTTTCATCGTGTCGTAACAAGGCATCGCTATTAAAACACTTGGTTTCTTTTTAGTTTCCATTTAAAAAATCCTCCGGGTTCATTGGTTTTTTTATTTTTTTTTCATCAAACTGTAGTTCGTGATACATGTCTAATCTTTTTAAAAACTTATGTTTCCAAGACCTTAAATCAGTACCGGAAAACTTGAATTCTTGGTAATACAGGTCAGGAGTACAGACCATTATTATGCCTTGTTTAATTTCTGATTGATAAACTTCATCGTGTGCCATACAATACGCAGCTATTTGTAAAAAATAATCATCAATCCACTCTAGTCTCTTAGGACGATTTGCTTGCTTGTAGTCAATAATAGTATCTAAACCATTGTGATTGCAAACCAAGTCAGTGCTGCCAGCATATAGCCCAGGATAATACAATGTGACTTCCGAGCCGTAATACTCTTCCAC